TAGGCAAGGGGTCATAGGGGACAGCATGTCCCCTAAGCAAGGGGGTTATGGGGGACAGCTGTCCCCTAAGCATGTCCCCAACCAGAAAGATCCTAGGCAGGGGGTCATAGGGGACAGCATGTCCCCTAAGCAAGGGGGTTATTGGGGACAGCTGTCCCATAAGCATGTCCCCTACCTAAATATTAACATATTGACAATTTCCAGACCAATTAATTGATGTACCTGCAGATCCAACACATTGAACAGTAATCAATCCAGTAGACGTAGATCCAGTTGACCCAGCACTCCAGTTAACTGTTGGGTCTTTAAATGTTGTTGTAGAATCGCTTTGTATTTGTACTAGTGATGATGCACCAGTTAAGCGTCTATAGGCAGAATTTATAACTGTGCTGTATATTGCTCCAAGCTGACTTGTTCCAGTAGTACCAGTCGAAGTTTGTTTAGCAACGATTGTTGATGTTATAATATAATTAGTATTATCTGCTGTTTGTAATGCCAATAAAGGTGTAGAAGTAGTGCCAGTAGTTGACATACTACCAACTATACAAGGTATCTCTGCTTGCCACACAGCACCAGTCGCAGAAACAGCTGTCAACACATACCCTGCCTGTGGGATTCCAGTAACAGCAACAGGATTAGAACCAATAAGATTCGCTTGCACATTGTTGGTAGATCCAATCAATGTCTTGTTTGTGAGAGTATCTGTTGTCGCGCGTCCGACAAGAGTATCTGAAGCAGTTCCAGAAGGCAATGACAATACTGCACCACCAGTTGCAGTGATTGTAGAAATTGTAGGATTAAGAAGAGTCTTATTTATTAGAGTGTCTGTTGTTACTCGCCCAACAAGAGTATCAGCACCAGTCCCAGAAGGCAATGACAATACTGCACCACCAGTTGCAGTGATTGTAGAAATTGTAGGATTAAGAAGAGTCTTGTTTGTAATAGTATCTATACTAGATCGAGTAATTAGAAAATCAGATGAATCAGGCATTAAAAGAGTTCGAGGTGCAGTTAATCCAGTTGATGAGAATGTTCATGCGTCGACTGTACCGTTCCCAATGATTAGACCATTGTTGTTACTGACTGCAATTTGATTGATAACAAACGACATAATGTCTAATGCTAATGCCTAGTAGAGAAAGTATATAAGTTGCTTACATAATAATAATTATATAAATGGATGTCTATAAAGCTTCACAAAACAAAATACGTAGACAAAGATAAATTTGAAGGTATAAAAAAATATAAGTATTTTCATGAAAGTGCAAAGGAACATGTATCATTAAAGATATCAATCGATAAAGGTTATGTATACATTGTTAATGTAAATTTTATATGTCTCAATAATAATGGTAATGCTGGTGTTAAAGATACAAACTTTTATGTTAAATATATTGATTCTCCTGTTATAGATTCATCTGCATCTATAACAACTATATGTGAATGTATGTTATCTTATGGATTTACAACATCATTTCATGTTGATAAAAAATACATGTACATTAATTACACTAATCTACTGAAAACAAAGACATTTACGAATATTGTGGTAAAACATCAAAAGACTACTTCAGTGTAAATCTTTCAGTGATATAGAATGGGCAATTTTTTATAAAGATCAATATATGTGTCTATATCACTATTGTTAAAAAACATTATATCCTCTGTGGATATAATGTTTTTATCAAATATAGAGCATATGTTCCTTTGCTATTTTTGCATTGTAAGGATTCTTATTTATGTATATATCACGATTAATATATACGTAATCATTAAATTTAATAACCTTCTTAATACTATTTAAATTAGGTGTTTGCTCTGGTGTAATTGTATCAATATAGTGTATATCATCGTAATGTTTTAAGAGAATATCTTTAATATACTGATAACCTTCACAGTTTTGACTCCACTTATTGCATCCTGTTATGATTATCTTACCAGATTGGAATATTAAAATTGCTATAGACTTTCCATCAGATGTGATATAACTGCATTTTATTCCGGGGTAATTATTCAAATTAAATTCTGCTTGTATGAGTGACAATGGTTTAATATTTTCTACAAGCTTATTCTTGTTATTTACTTTCTTCTTTTTGGGGGACGTGCCGTCCCCCATAGCCCCCTTGCTTTGGTTGAGGGACATGCTGGGGGACATGCTGTCCCCCATAGCTCCCTTGCTTTGGTTGAGGGACATGCTGTCCCCCATAGTCCCCTTGCTTTGGTTGAGGGACATGCTGTCCCCCATAGCTCCCTTGCTTTGGTTGAGGGACATGCTGTCCCCCATAGTCCCCTTGCTTTGGTTGAGGGACGTGCCGTCCCCCATAGCCCCCTTGCTTTGGTTGAGGGACGTGCCGTCCCCCATAGCCCCCTTGCTTTTGTTGTCTTTTTTAGGAGATATTGCTTTTGTAAATGATACATATTGTGTATTCAATATATCTGATAAATTGCTACGATTTATTTGAAAAGAACATAATATTTTACTATTAAAATTTACACAAGATACATTAAAATTGAAATCTATTTCTGGTTCAAGTGTTGAACGTAGAATAACATTAGAACCATTATACAAATCACTGATAAATTTGTAGACAAGAGTATGTTTGCCTTCAATAAAAGGTCTCTTTTGGTTTTGCTTTTGGTCATTTGAGTAAGTTAAATTGAGCATACATTTTATTGTTTCAGGTGAACAATACATATTACATGTTAAAATACATTTTACCAATCGTGTGTATTTATAATAATCTTTTGAATCTTTATTTACAAGAGAGTTGAATGCAGATATTTTCTTTTTGCTTTTACTTTCAATGATCTTATCAAGATTAAGATCATAATCTATACCAAATTGGACAAAAAAATACAATAATACTTGCATATGACTGTATACAAATTCAACATACGTTTTTAAAGGAGAATTATCTTTAACATCTGCTTGATTTCCTTGTTCATTTTTATCATCACCTATATCAATATTAGATGTTATACCAAACATTTTCTCTATTTCATAATTATCATTTGATAATTTATACTCTTCTTTAATATTTCCAATACGTTTTAGAAATTCTGTTACAGCATAATGACAATCTGCTTGACACAAACCACCAGTTATAATAATGCTACCAGTTCTAAATATTTTCAAATTCAAGTTACTATTTTCAGAATTCAATAAAATTGCATTATTAAGAGCAATATCAAATGCCTTTTGCCCTCTTTGTGAGCCATGTGAAGCGACAGTGATCATTTTTTTCTCCTTTTTAACAATAATAGTCATTTGATTAGAAAAATCTTGTCTTTTTTTACCTTGTGCATTGTTATTTATATAAGAGTTATTATCACTATCTTTTTCAGTAATTGTTGGTGCGATTAACATAGCATTCTTTTGTTTTCTGTTAATGTAACCTTCTTCAACATAATCACACATCTTTTTACCGATAAGAATATTATCTATTTTAATATATTTTGCAATTAGTTTAATGTTAAAATTATTGTTCACATTAGTTTGACAAGTCTCAATAATTAGTAACAAATCACTTATTTGCTTTTCACCATTTGGTATAATATCATCTGTCGGATCATCATCAAGAGAATTTTCAATAATATTATCGATATTATCAGTATTATAGGTATTCGTATTAGACATTTTTAGTATTTTAGTATTTTATAGTATTTTAATTAAGTCATTTTTACATAATTGCATTTTTTTAATTATTTAGAGTATTATAGTATTTGATTATTTAGAGTATTTATTGGAGTAAATTCTTCGTCAAAATATTTTTATACTATATACACAATACACTCTAGTATAGTCATGTACAATATGATTGACAAAGCTGTTGTTTATTTACTTGAAGGTTTAGCAATTGCTGTTTGCGTTTTTTTGACAACAAAGAAGAGTTTGACAATTGCTGAAATTGGAATGTTATCCCTTACTATTACTGCAGTCATTATTATTCTTGATACTTTCTCTAGAGAAGTTCTTAAGGGAGCTCGCCAAGGAATGGGTCTAGGCATTGGTGTTAATCAAGTTCTAGCTGGTGGAGCAGGTATGGAAGCCGTTGGAGGTCTTAATTTGTCTGTCCCACAAGTTCCAGAAGTTGTCAGAAATGCTCAAGCACAATTTGCACAAGCAGTCATGAGTCAGCCTGAACCCTACATGAGACAAGGAGAAGGTACACATCTATTGGGATAATGACTTACAGATTGGCAGATTGGCATATTGGCCAGTCATTATCTGTTGTTTTATGTATGTTTCTGAGAATTCACATTTTTAATGTCAGAGGACTTCAGATACCATCTGAAATCCTTACGGATATAAGTGATCAAAGTAATATTAGTGATAATCACATTAAGAGCAACGAAATCTATAGTATCAATCATGCAAACGACAGGCTTATTGGACAACTTTTCAGAATGGACATGGTAGAACTTTTTCGATATGTTATTTATTGTCTAGCAAACAAATGCAATCTTAACAAGTTAGAGATAGATGTAATGATGCCTTATAAGATGAAGTCGTTGGATACAAAACTAACAATGATAGATATAATGAGAGGTCATGGATATATTTTATCAGATTTTACTAGAAATGAGGTTATTAGTAAAATAATTGCCAGCACAGAATTAGCAGATTGCACAAAGCGTTGTCTTGTATTAAAATACATATTTGATTCAGCAAATGCTTCAACATTTGCTATTATTTCTATACACGGTGTCATTCATTCGACGAATGTGTTAAGTTTTACGATATAACAGGAATAAAGCCATCAAATGAAGCACTTGTCATTCATTTAATTGCAGGAAATATACTTCAGGATCATGAGTATAATTATGATGGAGAAAAGAAGTTGCAATGGTTGAATACATTTTGTAATCTAGATACAAATGATGTTCATCGTGTAATGTCTCAAATAGCTTTATGTCATTACAATAAGATAAAGTTGCACACATATGAGTATATGATTACAAATTACAAAGAACTTATCAAGAGTAACCTTGTACTATATCAAGGATATTGTGATGATACAGAAAAGACAAACATTACAAATTTTTTGAAGATGCATGATATATCAGTCAGATGGGTAGATAATCTTTCAGTTAAGCGAAAAAGTACTCGTGATAAGCATAATAGTGATAATAATAGTGCTAACGACAGTACTGATGATAGCGATTGTAATGATAGTGACAGTGGTTCTGGCACAAATAACAAGATTAAGAGAGAAATAAAGAAATGCCTACTAACTACTTAACTACTAACTACTAACTACTAAATGCCTACTGCTAAATGCCTACTAAATACTATTAATAAAATACTTTGCGTTCTAATAAAATACTTTGCGTTCTAATAAAATACTTTGTGTTCTATATAAAAAAATGCTCATGTATTTTTTCCTTTAATATTTTAAGAAAATGTCAACAATAAAGAAACCCCCAAAGAGACCTTTCTTACTTCAATCTCAGCAATTATATGTTCAAATTATTGATTATTATCGGTGTCTTGATACATTTAATGATTCTAATGACAATGCTTCAGATGCTTCAGATAATAATAATGATTCAGATGATAATAATGATTGCGAGGATGAGGATACATATACGCAAGATTTCATAAGAAAGTATTCAAAAAGAATGCCAGAACTGATTAAGATATTCGGTGTTCTTCAATCTGGACATACAATAGTAATAAATGCACAAGATTATGCTCCAACATTTTACATTAAGATTCCAGAAAACTGGAATGGATCAAACTGTGATACATTAATTGAATCTGTAAAAGAAGATAAGAGAATGTTTTATAGAGATGTCGAAGGTGGCATAAAATTAAAAAAGATAGTAAAAAGAAAACCATTAAAAGAGTTTACTGCAGAAGATAAATTTAAATATCTACGTTTAGATTTCAAGAATAAACAGATATATGACTGTTATGCTAGAATATTGAAAGATAAGTACGAACTATATGAAACTAATATAGATCCATTAATTAAATTTATACATGAACAAGAGATTAAGGCAGGAGGAATAGTTGAAATAAAAGCAGGATCTTACACATATGTTCAATCCGCTAGTAGGACTACAATAGGAGATTATGAAATTAATACAAATTACAAAAACATAATAAAATCAGACAAGATTGAACAGTTTCCTATTAATATAGCGGCGGTTGATATTGAAGCTGATAGTAGTCATGGTGATTTCCCTGTTGCAAAGAAAACATATCTAAAACTAACACAAGACTTATTAACTCTTTATTGTGAAAAAGGTTCCAAAGGACTTCTCAAACAAGATCCAATAAGAGTTCTCTGTAACTTACTTAAAAGATGCTTTAATCCATTCTATAACAATGACTTAATACATCAATGCATTATAGATTACGATAGACCTTTAGAGGATTTAGCAAATGACATATATACTGCATTTATCAATTTAAATACAGTATCTATCGATTTCTTGAAAATGGCAAAATCAGAAGAAATAGAATTCCAACACATTTTAAAAGATAAGATATTTCACATATTACAACATTCTTCATTAGCAGAAAAGAAATCGAATAATAATAATGAACAGAGTAATAATAAAGAAGAACCAAAAATAATCAGAACATGTCACGATATAGCAATTCAAATCATGAATTTGCATCGACTAAAGAATGAAAGTTTTATTAAGAATCCAGTGAAATGTATTGAACAAATGATAGATTTATCACAAGATCCGTTTATTGATTACTATAGTGTATCTAGAATTTACACAAAAGGATCTGTTATTCCAAAAGAAGCTATCCTAAAACCTCTTGTAGAAAAGGTTTTACCACATCTTAAAGATTGTTTACTATTTAGGAAAAATAAGAAATATGTACCAAGATCTTTCACAATGACTAAGGAAAAAACAAAAGAGCAAACAACAGAGCAAAAGGATGCAAGCCTAGATAAGGTTAGTATCGATTATTTTACAACATTGATTAATAACATATTATGTGAAGCGTTACCTGCAGTTGAGGGAGATCCTTGTGTCCAAATAGGAACGTCATTTAAAATATTCGGTCATACCGATCCTTATTTGAAGCATATTGTTTGCTTGAAAGAGACAAGCAATATTACAAATGAAGAAATGATTGAGGCAGAAAATGGATCTGTTTATTTACCGAATGATGAACTTGTTAAAGATCTGCTGTACTACGAGGCAAATCTTACTGGACAATTAGATAAGATATCTGAAATCCTTAAAAATGAAGATCTTATTAATAGAAAGTTAGATGAGATTAAATCATGGAATAAGGAGACACGTAAGAAAGAATCAGAAAAGTCTATGTTTGTTAGACGGCTAAAACAAAAAGAGACAGACCATTCGATAGTAATCGTAGAATGGTTTAATACTGAAGCCGAAGTTCTTACTTGTTGGTCAAGACTTATGTTAGAAAATAATCCTGATGTGATCATAGGATATAACGTTTTTGGTTTTGATTACAGGTTCTTATATGAAAGAGCAGATGAAACTGGATGCCTTCGTGAATTTTCACAAATTTCTAGATTGAAAGATCACAAAAGTAGTCTTATTGAATACAAATTGAGCTCTTCTGCATTGGGAGATAACAAATTAGATTATATTGATTTTAGCGGACGTTTAAACATTGATCTTATTATGGTTATTAGGAAAACTTATCAATTAGGTGCATACAATCTTGATAGTGTCTGTAACAAGTTTTTATCGAAAGAGAAAGTTGATCTATCTCCACAAGATTTGTTTATTATGCAAAAAGGAACACCAGATGATAGAAAGCAAATAGCTATATATTGCCTTGTAGATGGGATACTATGTCTTAGATTACTTGATAAACTTGATGTACTTATTAATGCTATCAACATGGCTAATATTTGCGAAGTGCCTATAAGTTATTGTTTTTTGCGAGGACAAGGAGTAAAATTAGCTAGTTTAGTTAGACATGAATGTGATAAGAAGGGTTATGTTATGCCAGTTCTTCCAAAGAGCGAAGATACAGAGGGTTATGAAGGTGCTATTGTTCTAGTTCCTAAGACAGGTATTTATTACGATTCATGTGTAGTTACATTAGATTTTAATTCATTATATCCGTCATCAATGATATCTGAGAATTTATCTCATTGTACATACTGTCCTGTTGGATCAAAGTATTATAATTTGCCACAATATACTTATAGCGATATTAAATTTAATATCTATAATAACGAACCAGTATACAATAAAAAGGGCAAAAAAACCAAGAAGATGCAAAAAGTTAAAGTTGGAGAAAAAGTAGTTAGATTTAAACAACCTAGAAATGAGGATGATTATGGTATTGTTCCGGGCATCTTAATCAGATTATTAAAAGCAAGAAAAGATACTAAAGCTAAGATGGCATCTGAAAAAGACCCTTTCAAATATAAAAATTTAGATGGAGAACAATTGTCTCAAAAAACAGTCGCTAATTCATTATATGGACAAATGGCTGCTAAAACAGGATTATTTTACAATGTTGATATTGCCGCGTCAACTACTGCAATTGGTAGAAGTATGATCACATTTAGTAAAAACTACATTGAAAAAACATACAAAAAAGCAACTAAGACATTCACAGAAGAGGAAACTCTTGATGATAATAAGCCAAAAAGACCAACAAAATATGCCGGAATGACAGTTCATATTCGCGATACTACATGTGTGTATGGTGATACAGATAGTGTCTTTATTAGGTTTAACCTATTTACTGAGTCAGGAGAAAGAATAATTGGTCTTGATAATGTATTTATATCAATGGCTCTTGGCAAGATTATTGCAAAAGAAATTTCTAGTCAATTAAAGAGACCACAGAATCTTGATTTTGAGAAATGTATTTTGCCATTCTTGTTAATTTCTAAAAAGCGTTATACTGGACTATATTACACTAAAATGGGTATTGACAAATGTTATCTAAATAGTATGGGTATTGTTATGAAGAGACGTGATAATGCAGACATTGTTAAACATGTTTTTGGTGGTGCTCTTAAAATAATTATGAATGATCATGACATCGATAAAGCATTACAATTTGTTCTTGATGAATGTAAAAAGATGCTTTATGGCGAATTTCCTCTAGATAAGTTTATTATATCTAAAACGCTTAAGAGCTATTATAAGTTTCCGGATAGAATTGCGCACAATGTTCTTGCAAAGCGCCAAGAACAGAGAGACCCCGGAAATAAATTTCAACCAAATTCACGTGTACCTTACGTATTTATAAAAAATGCTGACCCGAAAGCATTACAAGGTGATTGTATAGAGACACCTGATTTTATTACAAAGAATGGACTTGAAATAGATTATGAGAAATATTTCCAAAATCAAATTCGTGTACCAGTAGCACAAATTTTTGCACTTGATCCAAAATACGCAAATATAGATAAGATATTCGATAGAATGGTCGAAAGTGTTAAAAATGAGAAAAAAGGTGGTCTTGATTTTTCACGGCTTCTTACTAAAAGTTCAATTGTTTATGAAAAACCAGTCATAAGATCAAAGACAGTTACAAATAATTTCAATAAATTAAGTGATTATGACAAACCGCTTAATACAAGTATGGATACGGATAATGATAGTGATGAAAATAGTGATGCTGAAGATGCTGATGAAGATGATAAAAAAATAGATGATGATCAGGAAGAATATGTGAACAATTTAGATAATCCATTAGATCCTGCTTATTCAAGTACATCTTAAAAAATAATTATATTATAATAAATTATATTATAGATTATAAGAATAAGAGTATAAGAGTATGCGTTGTCAATGTAATACACTGAGCGGAAAGCAATGTTCAAGAGAAGCACAATTTCGTGGGAATTATTGTTGGCAACATACAAACTGTCAACATTTAGTGAGACCTCAGAGTGCTCAGAGTGCTCAGAGTGCTCAGAGTGCTCAGAGTGCTCAGAGTGCTCAGAGTGCTCAGAGTGCTCAGAGTGCTCAGAGTGCTCAGAGTGCTCTTGTCAACAGAATGAGTTCTATGGCCATCCAAGTGCCTCAGCAAGCGCCACAACAAGTGCCTCAGCAAGCGCCTAGGCGCCCAGTATTTAAGTTAGATCCTGACCGTCTCTCAGAAATTTTAAGAAGAAATACAAGTGTTGATTCTATTATAAACAGGATGGATGCTCTAGCTATCTCTAGAAAGATAAAGGAGCAAAAGAAAAAAGACACACAGCTCGAATTACAAAGACTTCAGGCAATTGAAGGGAAAATATTAATAAATCCTTATAAAAATGAATTCATGATAGGAAATTACAGAATTAAATACTCTAATATAGTAATTTCTAAGTTTGAAATTGTTTTTACACCAAGCGAATTTTATTATTCTGATGTGAATCTTAACGGCAAGCAGATTGAAGGTCGTGTATATTACTATACTGGCGATAAAATTAGTATTCAATTTGTTCCTTATGCTGATAATAAATGCTCATATTCAATGTCAATAATTAAGAAAACATTAGTAGGAGGAGAAACAAAGACTTTTGTAATATTCAATAATAAACTAAATTCAGATGATTTTAAAAAATTCCTTGATAATACACAATCATATTATCGTATTGATTTAAGCTTGGCCACCGCGAAAGACGAAGCAAACGGGAAGTTCACCGCAATCCGCGCCTCCGCCGCCTCCACCAAAAACGCCCGCGACTCCGCCATTGCCTGGTAAAAAAATTTATTCCTCACAGTACACTTCTGACGCATCTTAATGCTCTTAATGCTCTTAATAAGAAACATACCAATTTTTCCCAATATATTGATTTCCTATACTGTCTACTATATCTGTTCCAATTGCAGTAAACTTAATAAGTACATGTCCAATAACATTAATACTTTGTGTACCAGCTCCAGTCAGTGTGAATGCATATGAATACGGACTATCTCCAAGTAATCCAGTCATGCTAGGAACACTACTATAAATATTAACATGAGAGTTTTCATCTGGATTAATTGATATCGTTGTGGTTGTATATGTTGTAGATGTATTATAGTTTCCTCTGATTACTAATGTAAAAGTTCTTCCGTCAACCACATCTGATATGCATGGCAAATAAAAAGTAGCAGTAGTTGTACCTGCATCAACAGATTGCAAAACAATATTTTTACCACCTGCTGGTACAGTGTACGTAAACGCAGGAGATGTTTCTGAAAAATTAATATATGTGAATGGCTCGACAAGATTATTAATAACTGTATTTGCTTGACATACTAAATTTCCAGAACTATCAACATTTATCTTCGTTGATCCGCCAGTATTTTTTATTTCGACTGCATTTGAAGACTGTCCTCCATGTGGTTGAACAGATACTTGAACAGAGTCTGAAGTACCAGCAACATGCAAGTTACTAATATTCAAATGTCCATAAGGATCTAACGATAACAACTCATTACTATCTGAATCTTTCACTTCAATTATATTTACGTTCTGACCAGAAGTGGATTGTACTGATAGTTCAACGTTATTGCCAGAACCTGTTATTGTTGTTGTTCCTGTTGTATTTACACTCTTTGTATCTACAGTATTAATTGCTGAAACTGACAATACACATGATCCATATTGATTATTTACTTCAAGGATATTTGCTGATTGACTTGCAACTGCTCTAACAGTTAATTGGACATCAGTAGGAGATGCCCCATTAATTGTACATTTGGTTGAAGTGATATTTTGAGATGATACATTTCCTGTTCCATCTACATTAAATAGACTTGTGCCATAGATATTTTTTATATCTATACTATTATTTGTTTGTGGATTATTTACAGTAATTTGTAATTGTGTTTCATCACTTTGAGATTCTAGAGTCATATTTCCACTGATAGTTGGCATATTTTCTTACACGTTCTTGTATATATTAATACTACTCATAATATTTTCTGATCAAAGGGAAAAAAATGATTAAAAACACGAAGTAGATATTTATATTTGCCATTGGCTCTTGCTCAATAACAATGGCTCCAGTTGTGAATGTTCTCATCACAAAGAAAGTTCCTGCATCAGACATTGATGTGTTGCAAATTGAAGAATTCTTCAATGCACATACCAACATGTTTTATGATGAAATAAGAGGTGATTTGTCTCATACTATCAGAGGTTATACAAACATGTGGGTTTTCAACACAAGGGTTGAAATCTATTCAAAGAACGGTATAATCGATAAGCTTGATCTGTGGGACGGCTAATAATAGGAGAATTAAGAGATTAAGTTATAATCATAAAAAGTAGTAAATATGTAGGTAACTAGACTTTGTATTTCTCGTTTTTGATATCTGTTTAATTTTTTATAACCCCATAAGTATTTGGGTGAAGAATACTCATATGGATATAATAAAGCATTTTTCTCTACTTTAATACATTTATCTTGTTTCAAGGAATATTTATTAAAAAGTTCTGTAAAAAGCTTATATGCTTCATTATCTTTGTACTTAGTATCCTCAATTAACCTTTTCCATTCTTCATATTCAACAATAGAATGAGTCTTTATAAAATTATCAAATGCATCACATATTTGATTAAAATTACAATCAATATAATGTATACCGTATTGAGTGTCATAAGATAATCCAATTCTTGTAGCTTCTTCATATGTATAAATCCCTTCTGAAACAATATGCTTGTATCGTTATCCTTGGACATGATCGATATCATATAATTTATTCAGACAATGATAAATAACAATTTCATCGTCACGACCCATCTTTCTCTCTTGCTCTCTTGCTCTCTTGCTTCTTAGAGATTTTTTTCAATTTTTTTTGACAAAGTAATAATCAATAAGAATAAAGACAAGAATAAATCTTAAAAGTACTTTGGAGGATCTTCACCTACAACCTCAGCAGTAGCAGTAGTATTTCTTATTATCGTAGCAATCGCACCATTTACAGTACGAGCAGAATATACTGGAGGCATATCTTCTCCGTTGTCATTATTGTCATCAGCGTATCCATTGTCTCCAGAAGTAATATCATTGCCATCCTCAAAAGAAATATCATCTTCAGGTGCAATATAACCATGATGTTCAATAAAATCAGTATCAATATCATCTTTTTCCAAATCAACTTCAATGCTCTCAACAGCCATACAACTCATGTGATATTGATCAAGATCCTTGTCAAAAAAGATCATATCACCATAATAAATCTCTTTGTTACAAAATTTACAAACGTAATCACATGTTTCACTAATACTATGACCTGTATTAGTACCTGAACTAAGTGCAGAATATTTACGTCCATTAATATTATCATGTCTATTTAATCGAATCTGTTCGTCAAGAATCTCTTTGTATCCATACCTGATTGATGGATTATTTTCTATAAACTTATCAAGAATTGCCTTCAAATGCCCTTTATCAACAGTATAAGTTATATCATTATTGAACTTTGTTGAAGCCAATCGTTTCTCTGATTGTAGTTCTGTAATCCATGTCTCGAGAGATGCATGCACGCGAAGTATGTAAATATGTACAGGACGTGTCTGTCCAATACGGTTTGTTCGAGCAATAGCTTGATCAAGAATAGCTTGATTCCACGGTGGTTCGACAAAAATAGAATGATTAGCTCTTTGTAGATTAAGACCAACTCCTCCTGCTTTTATGTTGACAAACATAATCCTTGTTTGTCCATCATTGAATTCTTCAAGCACTTTCTTCTTATTACATAGACCATTAAAAGTAATATAATTATCATCTCCAAACATCTCTCCAAGGACTCTGAACGTTGAGTTAAATTCACTGAAAATAAGGATCTTTTCATCATCTGATCTTCCAAGAATATCATTACATAATGAATAGATAATTTCAAACTTGTTTGACACAATATCTTTCTTCTTCTTTATTCCAGCACAATCAGGATGATTACTAATTTGCCGTAATTTGCATATGGTTGTCAATTTATGTGCGGGATTTGCAATTGTATCATCTAACAATGCCTTGAAATATTTATGCAAGAATCGACAATAAACCGTCAAATGATCTGATGACATTTGACAAATAATTGTACTTTGATGCAATGTATTACCTCTGAAAGAAGATGCAGGTAGATCAATAAACTTCTTACTGTAAAATACATCGTCCTTAATAGTCTTCAAATCTGTCATTTGAGATCGGGCAAGTATTCTAAGAAGAGAATAAAAATCCTCCTGTCCATTAACAATGGGAGTACCAGTTAAGAGTAGAACACTATTAGTTGGAAATGCAATTCTAGTAATAATTCCATTAATAATCGTCTTCTTTTTTCGTGCAACATGACTTTCATCACAAACAAGACAATCAATTAGTGGAATATAATCCTTAAATAATGTTCCAGATGGTATATTTTCATGATCATACGATAATTTAGCATATGTGATCAGAACGATTCTGATACCTGTGTAGTCCTTATTGTGTCTCGCAGAACCATCATGCTTATAAATTTCTGATGGATTAATATCAGAATGTTTCAAAAATTCAGTATACCATTGATCTTGGAGACCATTTGGTACAACAACAAGCGTTCGATAAAAGTTTTTAGTGACAATATAATTGATACTCATAATAGTCTTACCCATGCCCATTTCGAGACTAAGAATAATCTTTCTTCGAGACTCCATCCATGTTGCACAATCCTTCTGAAATTCATAAAGAGATGCTTTCATTGATAATTGACGTGCTCTTGGTTGAATAGTTGTTTTAAGCAATCCTTCTGGATTAAAGCTAAATTTCAAACGCGGTGCGTTTGAATCTTTTGTGACAACAGACATTCTCTACCCGCTACCCTTTACTCTATCTCAGTAGTCAAGAAAAAATGTCAAAATTTTCGATCATTTTTATATATAAAAATAATAAAAATAACAAATAGCAATTATGCAGAACAATGAAGATATTCAGATTCAAGATTTTGATTGGGGTGATTTCGTTGAAAAGTTTTTTAGGATGGATATATCAAGTCTTGGAAATAATGCAATGGAAATAGGTTTTGAAGATGATTCAGTTCCTAGTGATCTTCTTATATACGCACTATCTAGAGGTAGTGGAATACTTTTCAATAAAGCATTGACAAGTCTAAACGAAGAAGAACGTGTAACAATGTTAAAATATTTTCATTGTCTTGGATTTGATATTACCTATTCCATTGTTCAATATCCAACAGAGCAACGTGTTGAAATTAGCTTTTCAAAATTGTGGGGGACAGCTGTCCCCCATACCCCCCTCGCTTAGAAACATTCTGTCGAGATTCAGGGACAATTTTTTCTTTGACTAGAATGTTTCTAAGCGAGGGGGTCATGGGGACAGCTGTCCCCAAGCTGTCCCCAAAAAATTGAAAATAAATTAAAAAAGTTTAAAGTTTAAGATTTAATTGTTCTTGATATTAAAATGGGATGTGTTGCAGTCAAACCTGAGTGGCTTGATTCTATTGAGTCAGGTACATTTAATTGTAAATCCTGTAAATATAAGACAACAAATGACGATTTTTTAAATGAGCACTGCAATGCATATCATATTGATAATGAAAGTAGATCATACATTTTATATGTTGGATGTACAGGAAGCATTACTGGTCGTAATACTATTGAAGAACATATCAGAGATAAATTTCAATATGTAGATTGCACAGGAGGACAAATGGCATGTCACGATGGTGATTTACAAACATTTGGCGATCTTATAGTCGAGGTAGCAAGGAAAAACAACATTGGGATTTATTATATTTACCGTATGTACGATCCGGGTCTTGGACTTGATTTTCCGACTTGGTGGGTTCAGGGAGGTATTGATGCAGGGGTATTTCAAGAATATACTATTCCTGATGATGTGCTTGCTGGGGGAACAGCTTGGGGGACAGCTTGGGGGACAGCTGTCCCCCATGACCCCCTCGCTTAATAATTTGCTGGGACATTTTTTTTTTCTTTGACTAGAATGTTTCTAAGCGAGGGGGTCATGGGGGACAGCTGTCCCCCAAGCTGTCCCCCAAGCTGTCCCCCACCCAAAAAAATAGAAAAAAACTTATCTTTTAGAACATTTAATTTATAAGAGAGAAATCTAAAGAGATAATGGCTGAAGACGAATGTATTAAGTTTTGTAAGC